ACTTCGGGTGTTAAGATTCGCGGCACTGGTGCAGCNACTAAGGGCGTAATGGCTCGTGGCCCNATGGGTTAATCATGACATACAACGAACTGTTCATTGCTGTTAAGAACTACCTGCAAAACGATTTCCCGGCTAATACTTGGACAGACGTTGCAGGTACAGGCGTCACTACGTCTGGCGGCACTGAACAGATCAACCTGTTTATCACGCAGGCTGAAGAGCGCATCTACAATAGCGTTCAGATTCCACCACTGCGCAAGAATGTCACAGGCTTGACTACATCAGGCAATAAGTACCTGTCCTGCCCATCGGACTTCATGTCTGTCTTTTCGATGGCCGTGATTGACGGCACCGGCGCGTATGAGTATCTGCTGAATAAGGATGTGAACTTCATCCGTGCGGCGTACCCCATACCAACAGACACAGGCATTCCTCGGTACTACGCTCTGTTTGGCCCAACGGTTGCTTCTAGTATCGTCACAGATGAGTTGAGTTTTATCCTCGGCCCCACCCCCGACGCTGCTTATAACGTCGAGCTTCATTACTACGCCTACCNNGAGTCAATTACGGTAGCTGCTGACGGACGCACATGGCTTGGTGATAACTACTCGCCGGTTCTGCTGTACGGCACGATGCTCGAAGCCTACATATTCTTGAAGGGTGAGCAGGATATGATGTTGGCGTATAAGACCAAATATGATGAAGCCCTGAGTCAACTGAACCGTCTGGGTACAGGTCTTGAGCGTGGTGATGCTTACCGTGATGGTCAGGCTAAGATTAAGGTGAATCCGTAATGGCGATCCAACAAGGACTGACCAACAGCTTCAAACAAGAGATGCTCCAAGCGGGGCAGAACTTGGCAACGGATACCTTGAAGATGGCGCTGTACACAGCCTTCTCTGATATTGGCCCACTGACCACGGTTTACACAACGACGAACGAAATTACGGGTACAGGCTATACGGCTGGTGGTGTTGTAGTAACAGGCGCAACAATCAGTACGGATGTGAACACGGGTACGGTGTATGTGGACTTCGCAGATGTGTCGTGGCCCGGTGCCAACTTCACTGCCCGTGGCGCATTGATCTACAACGTCACCCGTAGTAATAAGACAGTAGCAGCACTGGACTTTGGCTCAGACAAGATTTTCAGCAGCGTGAGTAACACTGTCGTTATGCCAGAGAATACGGCAACGACGGCTCTAATTCGTTTTCCTTGAGGTATTACGATGCTTAATCAACAGGCAAAATTTGGTGGCGTGTTTACGGTAGAGTGCCGTGACGCTGAGGGCAACTTGAAGTGGGAAGAAAAATTCCCTAACCTCGTTGTTAATGAGGGGTTGCAGTACATCAACACCGAGTTCTTTAAGGGTGTAACGTACACCGCCACTTGGTATATGGGCTTGGTTGACGGTCCCGGTGCTGGCAATACGTATGCTGCGGGCGACACAATGGCTTCTCACGCGGGTTGGGTAGAGGATGTTTCTTACGCACAAACAGCGCGCCCTACGATGGTGTTTGGTTCCGCTACGCTGGCTGACCCTTCGGTGATTGCGACATCTACTCCGGTTGTGTTTACGATGAATGCAACTGAGACGATTGCAGGCGCGTTTGTAACGACTGAGAACACAAAGTCTGGCACGACTGGAACCTTGTTCTCAGTGGGTAACTTTACTGTGGGTGACCGTGGTGTGGTAAGCGGCGACACGGTAAATGTAACCTACACGTTCTCGGCCGATGCTGCGTAATGTTTGGGTTTGCTCCGTTTGCAACAGCGCCGTTTGCTGATACTGGTGGCGGGGCTATCTATAATCTAGCAGTGTCTGAAGCAATAGCAGGCAATGACGCAGTTAGTTCGCAGGTGGATTTTGTAAGTGCGTTGGCAGACTCGGTAACCATAACGGATACCGTTAACATCCAGACGGACTTTGTGGGCTCGATTGTAGAAGCCGTGACGGTGCTGGATGCTGTAGCAGCGCAGACTAGTTTTGTGGTTGATGTAACCGAAGCGGTTGCTTACTTGGATACGTTGACTGGGCAGACTGCTTTTGCTGTCGCGCTGTCAGACTCAGTTGGGTTTAGTGAGACTTACGGCGGTTCGCTTTCGTTGTTTTTTACGATCTCTGAATCGCTGGTGTTGACGGATACGTTAAATGCTAGGCTGTTGTGGGAGTTAATCGACGATAGCGAAACGGCTGATTGGCAGAATATAAATTCAGCACAAACGCCAAACTGGTCGAACATAGACTCCAGTCAGCCACCGGGCTGGAACGACATAGATACTGTGTAAGAGGGCAGAATGGCTTTAGTACTAGCAGACCGCGTACGAGAATCCTCAGCCAGTACTGGCACCGGGACAATTACGCTTGCAGGCGTGACTTTTGGCTATCAGTCTTTCTCGGTGGTCGGGGACGGTAACGCTACGTACTACACTATCTATGACCCCACCTCGGGTGACTGGGAAGTAGGCATTGGTACGTACACAGCCTCCGGCACAACGCTCTCTCGTGATACGGTTCTTTCTTCTTCTAATGCCAATACGCTGGTGCCTTTCAGTGCGGGCACGAAAGATGTCTTCGTCACTTACCCATCAGAGCGGTCTGTATATCGGGACACGGCGGATGTTTACACTGTCCAGCAAGCCTTCGATGCGCTAACTGCAAACACTGCGGTAATCGGTACGGCAACCCTGACTGCGGGCACTATTTCAACGACGCCATCAGGCAGCACGGATATTACCAATAAAGCGTACGTTGACGCGCTCATAGCAAGCGGCATTCATTTCCATGCGCCTGTTCGTGTTGAGTCCCCAATTAATCTGAATGCCACATACGACAACGGCACTGACGGGGTTGGTGCAACACTGACTAACGCAGGGACTCAGGTGGCTCTGGTAATTGACGGTGTTACGGTTGCTGTCAATGATCGCGTGTTGGTGTATGAGCAGACCACGCAAACGGAGAACGGCATTTATGTCGTCAGCGACATAGGCTCGGGGGCAACCAACTGGGTTCTGACGCGGGCATCTGACGCAGACACATATGTTATTAATAGTGCAGCGGGTTTGAGCGAAGGTTCTTCTGTTTTTGTCCAGCAAGGTACGACAGGGGCGGGCGAGACGTACACGTGCAACACCACCGGCGTTATTACGTTTGGCACAACCAACATCACGTTTGCTCAGATTTCATCCGCACAGATTTACAGTGCTGGGACAGGGCTAACACTTAGCGGCACGCAGTTTAGTATTACAGACACCGCAGTCACACCAGCGTCGTACGGTACAGCTTCAGCGGTTGGGTCGTTTACAGTCAATGCGCAGGGGCAGTTAACTTTTGCCGTTGATACACCTATTCTTATTACTAGTAGCCAAGTATCTGGGCTGGCCCCATCAGCGACCACAGACACAACAAACGCGGCAAATATCACAACGGGCACACTGCCTTCAGGCCGCTTAATTGGTGGGTATACGGGAGTCACCGGTGTTGGTACACTAATTGCCGGTACGTGGAATGCGGATACGATTCAGATAGCTTATGGCGGCACGGGTGGCACAACCGTGGCACAGGCACAAACAAACTTGCAGGTAGACCCTGCCGGAACTGCCATAGCGATGGCAATCGCATTAGGATAACAAAATGGCAACTAATACTTTCAAGAACTTCTTTAGTAAAGACGTTGGCACTTCTCCGGCGACGGTTTACACCTGCCCCGCTTCCACGCAGACTACGATAATTGGCTTCTCAGTGGCGAACACTTCGGCGTCTCCGATTACGTGTGACGCGTACATCACGTCTAGCGCGGTTGATTACTACCTAATTAAGTCGGGTGTTGTCCCGGTAGGCGGTACGCTGGTGATTGTCGGTGGTGACCAGAAGGTAGTGCTTGAGGCAGCGGATGATTTGAAAGTTGTGACCAGCGCCGCGACTTCAGCGGATGCCGTTTGTTCTTTATTGGAAATCGCACCGTGAGTTATATTGCGGGTAAGTTTGTGGACAACAAATACGCCAGATGGTACTTTGCGCTGGTAGAAAAAGCCCACACTAGAAAGATCACGGGGTACTGCGAGAAGCATCACATACTCCCTGCGTGCATGGGCGGGGAGCGCCGCAAGTACAACTTAGTAACGCTAACGGCACGCGAGCATTTTGTTGCGCACTGCTTACTGGCCCGATGTGTCGCTACCGAATACCGATCAAAAATGTGGTTTGCTGTGTGGATGTTTTTACGTACCCCAGCCAAGGCGAAACGGTATACAAATTCTCGACTAATAGCGACCGCCCGAGAGAAAGTTTCTGTGCTAATTAAAATGCTGCATACGGGGACTAAAAAACCGCATTCAGAAGCTACCAAAGAACGGATACGTCAGGCACGCACTACGCAGGTTATCTCAAAGGAAAGCTATCTAAAGCAAGCAAAAACACTTTCTTCACTAGTGTGGATGAACGATATGGTTCGTAGCTACCGCGTGCCCCCTAATATGGTTGAGGAAAAACTGGCGCAGGGGTTACTTGTTGGGCGGCTTAAAAACCACATTAACGCAGACTTTCGAGAAAAAATGCGGGCAGCTACAACTAACCATTGGCGCACGGTAAGGGGCATACAATGTCGTACATAGGATCGACTCCAACGACACAGAGCTTTATCGCCGGAACGGATTCGTTCAACGGTACGGGTTCGGCTACGAACTTCACGCTGTCGCGCTTTGTTAACTCGACTAACGACATTCAAGTCGTGGTTAACAACGTGGTGCAGTACCCACCGAATTACTCGGTATCTGGGAATACGCTGACAATCTCTCCGGCTCCGTCTGCTGGTACGAACAACGTCTACGCCCGCTATCTTTCAACAACCATTCAGACCTTTGCGCCTTCGCAGGGTACGGTTGGGTTAACTCAATTAAGCGCAACGGGTACGCCCAGCGCATCTACGTTCTTGCGCGGCGACAACACTTGGGCGGATTCTGGGGCTGTAGGCGTTGGTCAGACTTGGACAAATGTAACAAGTAGTAGAGCGTTGTCTACCACATACACAAACTCTACAGGAAGGCCAATTCAGTTATACATAGTTTGTACCGGTGGAAATTCAAACGGCGCGACAGTCACAATAGCTGGAGTAACACCAGCGCAGTTGTATACAAATGTTGCTGGTGGTCGTGTGGCATTTTTTGTAATTATTCCAAGTGGAGTAACGTACTTACTTGGCGATTCAGGCGCAACAATTCATTCTTGGTGGGAATTACGTTAGGAATTAAGTATGCCTCATTTTAAAAATATAAATAACGAATTGTTTTGGCTTGATGATGGCGATGACCCTGCTGTCTGGCTTCCTAATTGCACATTAATTACAGACGAAGAAGCTGATGCTTTACGACCAGCGCCTACCTACGCTCAAAAGCGTGTAGCAGAGTACCCACCCATTACAGACTACATTGATGGTGTAGTAAAAGGCGACCAAGCGCAGATTGATGCGTACATTGCAGCCTGCCTTGCAGTAAAAGAGAAGTATCCGAAACCGGAGCAATAATGTCATACATCGGCGCACAACCAACTACCGGCTCATTTCCGTTCGATCAGTTCAGCGGTGATGGATCAACTCCGTCTTTCACGCTGACGTATGCGCCAGCCAGTCCAACTTCGATCATTGTTGCCATTAGCGGTGTGGTGCAGAACCCGAACCTGTACTCAGTCATCGGCACAACCCTGACATTCTCACCTGCTCCACCAACGGGCACGAACAACATCTCGGTGCTTTATCTGGGCTTGCCTGTGATTGGCGTATCGTCACCGGGCAACACGGCGTACTTCTCATCGACTTCGTTCACAGCAACGGGCANGNCANACCACGTTCACCCCAAGCGGCAGCTACCAAGTAGGCTTCATCAACGTCATCCGTAACGGCTCCCAACTTGCACCTGCTGACTACACAGCAACGNATGGCACGACGGTGGTANTGAATAACGCTTGCACGGCTGGCGACGTGGTGGTCATTGAGGTCTACACCCTAACTTCTATCGCTAACGCAATCCCACAAGGCGGCGGGACATTTACAGGCGGGGTTGCTGGCACGACGTTTACAGGCACAACATTTAC